TGTGTTTTTCTGAACCTTTCTTACCGCATGCCTGGCCGGTAGCGTTCCGTATAACACTTGAAGAAGAAATAGTTGCTATTGCCATGACCGGCAGTGGTTTGTTTGTAGGTACAAAAGGTACACCATACTTTGTAGCAGGTACAGATCCTCAATCTATGAGTATTATAAGGCTTGAAGCCGCACAAGCCTGTTTGAACAAACGTTCTATGGTGGATATGGGTGACTATGTTATTTATGCTTCTCCTGATGGACTTGTACTCGTAGAAGGTACATCAGTTGGTGTAATAACAGAGCCGATTATTGATCCAGAAACATGGCGTGCTAATTATTATCCAGATAGTATTCAAGGTTTTTTACATGAAGGTAAATACATAGGTTATTACAACAGCGGCGGTAACAGGGGTGGGTTTATCTTTGATCCTAGGGGTGGTAAAAATGCTTTTACTAACCTTACAGCCACTGCTACTACTATTCCTACAGGTGGTTACACCGATCCGGATAACAACGAGTTGTATGTAATCGTAGATAACGGTAGTACAACCAATATAGAAAGATATCAAAACGGTTCAAATAACCAAACTTTAACTTTTAAAACAAAAGAGATAGTCATGCCAAAACTAACTAGTATGGCTTTTGTAAAAGTTGAAGCAGAGTCGTTTGCAAGCCCAGGTATTACAGTAAAAGTTTTTGGTGATGGCACAGAGATATACGATGCTACGATTACAACGTCAGGATCTGTATTCAGTGTAACGGGAGCTGCACCTACTTCGTTTAGTGCTACTTCTATTTCTGAACCCATTCTTAGATTACCTGCTAGTAAACACAAAACATTTGCAGTAGAAGTTAGTGGAGCCCAAGTCGTAAATGAGATAGCCATTGCAGAGAGCATGGAAGAACTAAGGAGTATCTAATGAGCACAACAGGAACTAAAGTACCTGCAATCATAGATATTCCAGCGGATATCGATCCTAAAATAAAAAGAGTATTAGACTCTATCAAAGAAGCCTCAGAGGTAAGGTTAGGTAGACGAGGTGACCCTAGAGATAGAGCAATAACTCTAAGAGAGTTAGTAGATAGCGGTTTAGCAGTTGAACTAAAAGATAACCCTTTTGATCCTAATGCAGGAACAGGAGAAACTGATTTTGCTTTACCACCTTTTGTGCAACCGGATCCAAGCGCCCCTGTGCCACCAACGCCCACAGGGCTGTCCGCAGGGGCTGCTTTTACTACTATTACTCTTGATTGGGACGACCCACAAATAAGCAATCTAGCTTTCACTGAGGTTTGGCGTAACGGTAGCGATAACTTAGGTTCTGCCACTCGAGTAGATACGGTCAGTGCTAATGTTTGGTCTGATACTGTTGATACCGCACAAACTTTTTATTATTGGGTACGTCACGTAAATACAAACAGTGTGACGGGTACGTTTTCTTCTTCGGTAAATGCTACTACCGCTCAAGTAAACGCTGCAAGAATTCAAGATGCAATTATTGATAATACTAAATTAGTTAATAAAACTTTAACTAACACTAAGATTGCTGACGGTACGATAACGTCTGATATTCTAGCGGCTAACTCAGTTATTGCGGGCAAGATTGCAACTAATGCAATTGTGGCTAATGACGGTGTTATTGGTAACGCTGCCATTCTTACCGCGCAAATTGACGATTTAGCAGTAACAGGTGCAAAGATAGCTAACCTAGCTGTAGATGCCGCAAAAATGGCTGACGCTACTATTACTTCAGCTAAAATAGGATCGTTAGAAGTAAAATCCTCAAACATAGACAACTTAGCAATAACTACGGGTAAGATAGCAAATGCGGCAATAACAAATGCAAAAATAAATGACTTGGATGCCACTAAAATTACAGCAGGAAGTATTAATGCCGCTAGAATAGCTGCTAATAGTTTAGATATCGCAGGTAAAGGTGTAGTAGGCTCTGCGGGAAACATCACAGGAACGGTGGGAGTTGATGTTACAACTTTATCTAATGACACCACAACAGAAAATACTTCAACTACTTGGTTTGCTTCTAACCCCCCGCATCATTATCTTGGTAGTTACATGACTCTTGTTGCGAGTGCAACGTGGACCACACCTGCTTTTACTGGAACTAGAACCTATGTTGTAACAGGGCAAGGTCAACCTATAGGCAGTTTTGGAGGCGATGAAGATACGGCAGCAGTCTTATTAGTTAGACAAACAAGTTCTGCTACAGGGTTTCAAAGTTCTAGCTCTTCAGATTTTGAAGTTCAAAATGGTATTTTTAATGAAGGGGATAATGCCTCTAATCCAATAGTGTTAGCGGGTTCTTTTAGTGCTAGTGGCAGTTCGCAATACTATGCTTATCTGCTTATGGCTATAGATGATTACGGTAGTGGTAATAAAGGTATCGCAGATGCTTCTGTTCTAGTGTACGGGTTAGGTGCGTAATGGCTAGTATAACTTTTCATAAAGAAACTGGAGCTACTAAGTTAAAAACTACCACACAGTATCTTAGAGATAAACGTAATCAAAAGTTAAAAATTAGTGATTGGACACAAATGTCTGACTCGCCTTTATCAGAATCAAAAAAACAAGAATGGGCAACTTACAGACAACAACTTAGAGATTTACCTGTTAGCTATACCGATGATAATGAATGGTCAGATATAGTGTGGCCTACCAAACCAGAATGAACGAAGTAATTACTCTAATAAACGATGTTGGTTTTCCAATAGCTATGACCCTTGGTCTAGGGTTCTTTGTTTGGAAGTTACTCAATCGTATTATTACGGGTATGGAAACTAAAATAGATACAGTTGATGATAAATTAGCTGAAGCTTTGGCTACTACAGAGAAAAGGCTAGACGCTAAATTAGACGCACAACATGCTATATTAGTGTCGTTGATAGATAGAGTTAGATCTGTTGACAATGAAATAATTAGACAGGATGTGTTTCTCAAAACTATGTTAGGTGCACCTAATTTAATAGAAAAAGAGAAATTATCGAAGTCACAACTAAAAGATAAAAGGAAGGACTAATGACTAAATTAGAAATCTTAGAAACACAACGTAGTGTTTTGACAGGACAACGAGCTAAGTTAACTCTTGATATGGAGATATATTTAGATAATCCTACAAGTATTCCTGAGCATACAGACTTTAGTGAATACTTAGACAAGATACTTGCTCAGTTGGTAGAAGTTAATGATAAAATAAAACTATTAAATTTTTTAATTAAGGAGGCTCAAAATGAGAACTAGAATGAAAAAAAATGTAGGGAAGGGAAGAATTCAAGGTGAAAACGTTGATACGGAGACTAACGAATCTATACTAGTCCCTAATACGGAACAAGGTAGTGCTAACGATTTAGCTTTTGATGCCGAAAAAGCTGATAGAAATAAAGACGGTAAAGTTGATAGCTATGAAAGAACTGTAGCTACAAGAATGTTAGAAAACATGAGGAAAAATGCCTAGAACTAGGAAAAAACCCTCTATGAGGGTAAAAAAGAAGGCGTTAACTAAACGTCAAGAAGCTACTATGAAACGTCATAGTAAGCACCATACTAGAAAACACATGAGTTTTATGAAGCGTAGAATGCTTATGGGCGATACGTTTACTCAAGCTCACAAAAAGGCTATGAAAGCCGTTGGAGAATAATATGCCAGCAAAGAAAAGAACAACAAAAAGAAAAAGTACTAAAAAGAAAAAAGGAGCTACTCCTACTAACAAAGCTTTGTACGCTAGAGTAAAAGCAGAAGCTAAACGTAAATTTAAAGTTTATCCATCTGCATACGCTAACGGTTGGTTAGTGCGTACATACAAGGCCCGAGGTGGTGGTTATAGGTAATGCCTAAGAAAAGAGACCCGAAAAAGGGCACAGGCAAGAAACCAAAAGGTTCTGGTAGAAGGTTATATACTGATGAAAATCCAAAAGATACAGTTAGAATTAAGTTTGCAACTCCTGCTGATGCTAGAGCAACAGTGGCTAAAGTTAAGAAAATTAGGAAACCTTTTGCTAGAAAAATACAGATACTTACTGTTGGTGAACAGAGGGCTAAAGTAATGGGTAAAACACAAGTAGCAGGTATCTTTAGAAGAGGTAAAGAAGCCATAAGAAAAGCGAGAAAGAAACGTGGCTAATACTAAACCTAAAGGAGGCTTGACCGCTTGGTTCGGTAAAGGTAAAAAAGGTGATTGGGTAGACATTGGTGCACCCAAGAAAAAAGGTAGGTTTCAACCTTGTGGGCGTAAGTCTGCAAAGAAAAGTAAACGTGCGTACCCGAAGTGCGTACCACGGTCTAAGGCCCGTAGTATGACAGCTGCACAAAGGCGTAGTGCGGTAGCACGTAAGCGAAGAGCAGGTAATCCGGGTGGAAAACCTACTAATGTAAGAACTATGGTAAAAAGGAAGAAGAGACGTGGCACAAAGAAGAAGAAGTAAAATGCCACCCAGAAACAAAAAGAACTTCCGTTCTACGAAGTCGGGAGCTGGTATGACTCGTGCGGGTGTAAAAGCTTACAGACGTTTAAATCCAGGTTCTAAGTTAAAAACAGCTGTTACAGGTAAAGTTAAAAAAGGTAGTAAAGCAGCAAAAAGACGTAAATCATTTTGTGCTAGATCTGCTGGACAAATGAAGAAGTTTCCTAAAGCAGCTAAGAATCCTAATTCAAGATTAAGACAAGCACGTAGACGTTGGAAGTGCTAAGTAGTAAAATAAGAACATGATTAACAGGCCCTTAAAATATAAAGAACCACATACGTACAAAGATATTTGTACTAAAAAATATTCAACGGTCCCTAATCATGATGGGAGTGTGGTAGGTGAAAAACAATCTAAGTTTTTTGATACCCATTCTGATAAAACTTTTAAAAACACTAAAGCGGAGTACTAATATGCCAGGTCACAAAGGTATGAAAAAGAAAAAAGGCATGACTAAAAAAGCCAAGCCTATGAAAATGAAGAAAAAAAGAGGTAGCTACGGTTACGGAAGGTAATCAAGCTTTACCTGAATTACTATTTCTTCTAAAAGATCTATTAGTGCTTTGATGCACAACCACTAAGTTATTAGTGTCACTATTAAATGGGTTGCCATCTCTATGATGGATATCAAATCCACTACCCTTAGTAACACGTCCTGATCTTTCAGCTATGCGCCTTGCTTTATTACGCATGGCGCGTTTCTTTTTTTGATCTGGTCTACCCTGATAATTAGCGTACTCTTTTTTATAGTTTCTAGGCATTAGTATTTAGTAGCGGGATTATCTTTTGTAGGTTTATTAGCTGCTGCTTTTGGTATAGGTCTAGCGGATCCCATAAGCTGTTTTATTTGAAAGCCATCTTCTGCGTTACGTAAGTTTATTAGCTTCTTTTTCCAATCTGGTAAAGCATTCCAATAAGTAGAGTCTGCTTCAAAGTCATATCTACCGCATCCTTTACATCTATCGTCTCCAAATTGACGCACTGTACACCACCCAATGCAGGGCGAATCTGCTAAACTTGTGCACTCTCCAGTTAAACTAGAGAGGTTTTTGCCGCTCATAGTTATTATTTTATACATATTTTTTCTAATTCGTCTATAAAATCATCTATGCTCATAGCTTTTGTTATGTAATCCCTGACCGTATAAACGTTAACTACATCAAAATTATTGTTGAAAACTACGCTTTTTCCGACTCCTAAAGCTACAAATACGGGCACACCTTCGTCTTTACGTGCGTTAAGCCAGGCACACTGTTGAGCAGTTACACCAAATTTAATAAAGGTATTGTGCCTTTTTGGTAATTCTTTTTTGTATTTATACTCTACAAAACAATGGCCCCCTGGACCGGAGTAGAACACATCTGGAACACCGCCGTGGTAGGCGTCATTTATCTTCCATTTGTAGATATTAGAAGAAAGTCTTTTATGTATTTTATTTATGAAATGCCTTTCCTGT